GTGACGAAGTTAGACGGTCTTGGGGAAGTTGGATGTGCTCTTCATTGTTTTCAATGGTGTACAACGGGTTCTCTGCTATCAGATCATTCCTAATCTTCCTTCTGAGAGTTACGGATTTCAATGGCTCCTTCGAGACACGTGACACCATTCTGTAGAGCCGCTTAGTGCGGGCTCGGATATGCTTGCTAGCCGTTACGGCAGCCAGCTTGTCCCCTACAAATGGTTTGTTGCGTCGTTGAAGCAACCGTCGGACACTTAGTGGTCTTGCGGGTGCGCTACGAAGATAGTCAGCCTTAGCTAACACTGCGTTACGCACCTCACCAGCGTGTGTCAATCCGGTGGTTGGATAAGTTGTCTTCCTATGACCGTCTAGATACTCACTCCAGGCTTTGTCTGTCTTGTTAAGACTTACTGGGCCCTCCTGCAGGCAGTTGTAAATTTGGTCGATTGTGGGGATTGCGGATGCGCCATTCCCACCAAGTTCGACAGGTCCCTTCCTGAACCTGCCTTTGGCCTTTGACGAAAACGCGAGGTGCTGCCGCGCGCGCTTCAGAAGACCTGTCCCTAGTGATAGGACGGAGAAGCGTACGTGGTCACGAGCAGTCGTGCTCCGGTGGAGTGGGTGATCCAGTGCAGAATCACCGCACTGGTCGCCCACCTTCACCGTTGTCACCTCGACGGCCAAGCCGTCCCCGCGTTTTTGGAAGTATCGTTCACAAAACACTCCTCCCTCTCCTTGAAATGCTTTGGCGCTGTTACTAACGAGGTTGATCTCGTCGAGTTCATTCTCGTACGTTTCGATCTCCTCTTGGTTCCAGAGGCCAAGCAGGTCGTCCCCGCAAATCCTATGGGATTTCGTGGAAGACTTTCGAGCTGCAAAGGCGTTGAGAACGCACAGAACGATCCAAGTGATACCGAGACCGAGGTGGACACTATTTGTCGTCTCACCTCTTGGTCCCTCCTTGGGTCCCATGAGAATCTCTCCAACTTGCTGCACCCACATCGGCTCCGCTGTGAGATCAATCAACTCGCGCCACACCACTCGCGCGAGATCATGGCTGATCCACTCGGTTGCCTTTGACAGGTCAGCACTGTAGAGCTTCGTGTTCCTCTTCTTGCTGCTCAGCTTGATTTCCTGGTTAAGGAGGATATCCTTTGTTGTAACGACTCTTCCCTTCAGAAGAGGTACCATCCGGTTCATCAATACCTTGGCCGACTGTATCTCGTACGCTGGACTCAGTGTAGCTACTCTGACTTTCTTCCCCTTTTCGGGAATGGCGGTCGGACACACTGGCGCACGGACCCCGTGAATTCGGGTCTCTTGCACCATGGAGATGCTCATTTGGTTCAGCTGCGTGACAGTTGGCTGTTCGTCGACTAACGGGTACGCCCTTCCCTTTCTCCACAACTCGAGGTGATATTGCAGCCCCTTGCGGAAGCTAGCGCGACTCTGCTCGGTAACCAGGCGAAAGCCTGGCCATCGTTCAGAGTTGACCGTGATCGAGTTCAAGGCGTGGCGTCTGAT